TGGGCAAGAGAAAGTTGGCAAAACCTGGATCTTGATGGACATTGCCTTTCAAGCCATGAAAAATGGGAGGAATGTTGCCTTTTTCGCTGCTGGGGATATGAACCGGGAAGAAATGGAATTAAGAAAATATATCCATCTGGCAAGGAGAAGCAATGAAGTTGAATTTTGTAAAGAATTATTAATACCTGTTGCTGATTGCTGGAAAAATCAAACAGGAGAATGCCAATCTGCTCCTGGAAACAGCCCATTTATCGAGGAAAAGAAGCCATTTAAACTTGAGGGATTAGCCAAGAATTATTTACCGGCATTTAAAACCTATTCAGATCATATACCATGTGCCAAATGTGCTGGCACCCATGAATATATTGGTGCCCCCTGGTTTAGAATAAAGGAAAAATGTGAACCATTGACTTGGAAAGAAGGATATGAAATTGAACGTAAATTTGTAAAAACATTCAGGGGTGGAAAATGGAGATTTGCTGAATATCCGGCGGATACATTAACCACCAGGATGATTGATAATAAATTAGATGAATGGAAACAGGAAGGATTTGAAGTCGATGTAATTTTGGTTGATTATCCCGATATTATGGCTACAGAAAAGGATGATCAACGTAAGGATTTCCGGCATGGGGAAAATTCTAAATGGAAAAAATTAAGGGCTATGGCCCATCGGCGGAATGCATTCATTGCCGCTGTTACCCAGGCAGATGGGAAAGCTCTTGGGAAAGAATGGATTTCACTAGATAACTATTCGGAAGATAAACGGAAATATTCACATGCAACTGCCTTCTTCGGCTTAAATCAAACTGATGATGAAGCAGAGTTGGGGTTATTTAGGATAAATCAGTTGATGGTGAGATCCGGGAAAAGGGGCAAAAAATATGTTACGGTTCTTCAGAGATTGGAGATAGGCCGGGCATTTTTGGGGAGTTATTAAAAAAAATAATAAAAAGCAAAATATTTTGGTAGTTTTTTTATATTTTTCAGTATAATAATAGTGACAATAGGTTGTCGGCAAGATGCAGACAATATTTAAACCAAAATATTTTGGAGGAAGTCATGAGTGAAAAGGAAACGGTAACGAGGGGTGAACTGGTCAAGGCGGCGAAGGAACTGAACGATGTACTGTTTGAGGAAGGTGATAAGCAGCGTATTGATGTAAAGGCCAATGCCAAAGTGCTGGATCAGAAACTGCGGGAAGCAAGCACCCTGTTGGCGGATGATGATGAAATGTCTGAAGAAACGCTTGCAACCCTAAAGACTATTGGTGCCGACCTGCCGGAATCAATGGGTGGTACGGCAGGTGGTACCGAAGAGGGGAATGAAGAAACTAGCATGACCGAATCCGAAGAGCAAGAAGAAGGAACAGTTGAAGTGATTGAAACTGAAAAGATTGACACCACGGCTCAGGTGAAGAGCGCCAAGGCAGCTAAGAAGATTCCTGAACTCCAGGCCATTGCCAAGGAAATGGGTGTTCGTATTGCCCCGCCCTTCCTGAAAGACCTGAAGAAATGCCGGGATTATGTGGTTGAGAAGCTCCAGAAGCTGGCCACGGAAGGCAGGCCGGTAAAGAAGGAGAAGATCAAGAAGGAGCGGAAAGCAGGTGTAAGGCGTGGTCGTAAGCTGGATGCAAATGCTTATACCCGGAGTCATGCCCTTGTTGACGCCTTGAAGAAAGGCGGCACTCGGGATGATATCGTTAAATATTCCGACGAATTGTTTGTCGAGAAAGGCGGTAAAACCAATACAAACGTAGCCAACTATATGTTTGGCTATGTTTATAATACTCTCCTGATTATTGGCCAGATTTCCGAGGCCGATGGAGTTTTTTCCTGGAACAATTAAATGATAAATCTGTGGCGCAAAACTTTTGCGGCATGGCAAGTGAACGGGATAATTTATGTTTCTATCCCGTTCACTTGGCTTTTTGCCGAGGCTGTCAGGTTTATTACGGCTCAGAAAAAACCGGTGGTTGTAGGCGGTCCTGGCGCTCTTCTGATCCGTGATAAATTTGAAGGAATTGCAGAAGTCAGAAACACTATTGATTTTTGCGAACCTGTAATTTTTCATAATCCACTTGCAACATTTACAACAAGAGGTTGTGTAAATAGTTGTTCCTTTTGTGCTGTTCCAAAAATTGAAGGAAGTTTCAAAGAAGTTTCTAATTTCATACCAAGACCGATTGTTTGTGATAACAATTTCCTTGCCTGTTCGAGAAAACATTTTGATTTAGCTATTGATAAATTAAAGAAAATGCCCTATGTAGAATTCAATCAAGGGCTTGAAGCAAGATTGTTTTCAAAATATAGAGCCGGAAGAATTGCGGAATTAAAATTGACTGATGTCCGATTTGCATTTGATTCTGCCGGGAAGGAAAGTTTTCTTGTTGATGCGATAAATCTTGCAAAGAAAAACGGTATCAAAAAAATATCCGTTTTGATGTTGTATGGATTTACGGATACTCCTGCTGATGCCTTATATCGGGCAAGATTTTTACAAAGTATTGGTGTAAATGAAATTTATCCAATGCGGTATCAGCCATTAACTTCAACTGTCAAAAATTCATTTGTTAATAAAAAAACTGGCTGGACAGAATATGAATTGCAAAGATTCAGAACATATTTTGTTAAGGCCAGAAACGACATAATGAAAAACGTGCCATATGAAGATTTTGAACTTCCGAAACAGCTTAGAACAAAAAATATGAAAGGATTCTTTTTTGATCATATTCAGAATCGGGAAGAAAAGGAAATTTATGAACAAATACCAAAAATTTCTTGAAAATAAAAAACTTGTTGATATTCCAACAGGTTTTTCTATTGATAAAAAACAACTTAATAATAAACTTATTGATTTTCAAAAGGATTGTGTAATATGGTCCTTAAAACGAGGAAGGTCTGCATTATTCGAAGATTGCGGTCTTGGTAAAACATTTCAGCAGTTAGAATGGTCAAGACTTGTTCATGAAGAAACAAAGAAACCAATCCTTATTCTTGCACCCTTATCCGTTGCCAGACAATCAAAACAGGAAGGTAAAAAATTTAATATTGAAGTTAATATTTGTGAATCACAAGACGATATCATAAATGGAATAAACATCACCAATTATGAAAAAATTCATAAATTTGATACTTCAAAATTTATTGGTATTGTACTCGATGAGTCCAGTTGTCTGAAGTCATATTCATCAAAATATCGAACATTACTTATTCAATTATTTTGTAAAACTCCATATCGACTTTGTTGTACTGCTACGCCATCCCCCAACGATTTTATGGAACTTGGAAATCATGCTGAATTTCTTAGTATTATGTCCAGGTCAGAAATGCTTTCTATGTTTTTTATCAATGATACAGGTGATACCGGAACATGGAGATTGAAAAAACATGCAATAAAAGATTTTTGGGAATGGGTATGCTCTTGGTCTGTATTGATTCAGAAACCATCCAACCTTGGTTATAATGATAATGGTTTTATTCTTCCCCCAATTGAATTTCATGAACATATTATAAAATCGAATGTTAAACCAAAAAATAGTCTTGGCCTACTTGCTTATGAGGCAAAAACATTATCGGAACGCCGACAAGCAAAACGCGATTCATTACCATTGAGAACCGACAAGGCGGCTGAAATCATAAATAAATCAAAAG